ACAACATCTGGTACAACTGCTTTTACAGATTTTGCTGATTTAAGTTTTACAACTGCGACAATTACTGCAATGGGTGCATTAATTTATAACGACACTAATAGTGATAAAGCAGTATGTGTGTTAGATTTTACATCTAATAAAACATCAACAGCAGGCACATTTACAATACAATTTCCAACAGCAGACGCATCAAACGCTATTATTAGAATAGCCTAATAAAAGGCTAACCAATGGCGAACATTACTGGTTGGGGTCGAGGCACATGGGGTGAGGGAGCGTGGAACGCTCCTCTACCTGTTGAAGTTACTGGCGTTGCTGGTACTACGGCACTTGGCAGTGAAACTGTACTTCCTGCAATTACAGTTGCAGTAACTGGTGTTGCTGGGACTACTGCTGTTGGCAGTGAGTCTGTAGCGGCTAGCTCTAATACTGCTATTGACTTTAGAGATAGCCTCATGGCTACATCGTTCAGTCAAGAATTTGGCTTGACTGTAGATGGTTTTGTCCAAGACGGGCAAACAATAGGTAGTGGCTCAGATCTTGAAGACATCACAAACACTGAAAGAGGACAAGATATTGTTCTTGCCGCAGAAATGGATCTGCCCTCTTCTTTTTCACAAGCTGCTCTTATTTGGGAGTGTGGTGGAACTGGAGTTGGAGCGTGGATTGGTATATCTAAACAAAGTGGTGCTTATTTTTTAAGATTTAGAGCGGGTGATGGAACAAGCGGCAACAATACTGCTAACAGTAACCTTGCAATAGCACAAGTTGCTGTATCTTCTTTATCTGGATTTTTCGATGGCAATACTCATACACTTGTATGGGCAATAGATATAAGTGCTGGTAAAGTTGAAATATACATAGATGGGCAACTTGTTGCAGATGGCACAACATCTGACGGCAGTTCTTTATCTGGTTTTGCTGGTGGTGCAAATGGTGGTTTTAATACCAATCAAGGAGGAACTGCTCCTGGTGGTACTACAGTTGATGGTACAACACAATTTCAATCTGAAGCTACATTTAGTGGAACAATTCGTAGTGATCTACGAATGTACAAAAATGAATTTATTACTACGCAAACAAACTCTACTATTACGGGTGGAGCCACTGTTGTAGAAACTGGAGTTGCAGGTACTTCAGCAGTAGGAAATACAGTTGAAACTGGCACATCAGTTGTTGGTGCTAGTGGTAATCAAGGATCTGGACAAGTTGGTGACGAGGTTACAAGACCTCAAGGCATATTTGGAGTTACTGGAGTACAAGGTCAAGGTTCCGTAGGGACTGCATCTGCCTTTCCACAGAGTATTATAAGTGTTACAGGTGTAGCAGGAACAACTCAAGCAGGCACTATAACTGAAAGCGGAACAGCTTTAGTCGCACCAACTGGTGTTGAAGGAACTGGTCAACTTGGTAATGAAGTTGCTTTTTCTAATGTGGTTGTTGTTGAAACTGGATTAGCTGGAACCACTGGATTAGGAAGTGTAAGTGCTTTACCTTCGATTACCATTGCTGTTACTGGACAAGCTGGAACTACTGGACTTGGAAATGAGACAGTTCTGCCTTCAATAACAACTGCGGTTACTGGTCAAGTCGGAACTACTTCATTAGGAACTGCAACTGCTTTACCTTCAATAGAATTTGCCGCTACTGGATTTGCCGCCACTGGATCAGTTGGTGACGCACTGGCTGCTGCTGGAGCTAAAGTAGTTGAAGATGCAGTCACAGGAACTGTTAATTTAGGTGATGAAGCAGTTAGTGGTACTGCGAATGTTTCTGTTACTGGTGTAAGTGCAACTGGTGGTGTTGATACAGATCAAACTCTTGTTACATTTATTGTAACAGTAGTAAGTGGAAATCCTTCTAATCATCCTTACTACAATCAAGGTTCAACAAACAAATATGCAATTGGTGGTAGCACGGCTACTGCTGATGTAGTTCTTACATTAATAGAAGGTAAAACATATAGATTTGATCAATCAGATAGCACAAATGGTGGGCATCCAATAGCTATTTATGAAGATGCCGATAAAACAACACAGTACACCACAGGTGTAACAACAAATGGAACTGCTGGACAGGCTGGTGCTTACACAGAAATAACTGTGCCAATAGGTGCACCCACCTTATTTTACCAATGTACTAATCACGCTCTGATGGGAGCACAACTAAACACCGACAGTGCAACTGGTACTGTTGTGACTGGAGCATCTAATTTAGCTGTAACTGGAGTTGCAGGCACAGGTGCAGTGGGAACGGCAGTAGGAGTAATACCTATTGTTGTAACTGTTACAGGTTTTGGTGTTACAGGCTCAGTAGGAACTCCTTTAAGCTTTGCTGTATCAAATATTGTGATAACTGGAGTTGAAGGCACTGGAGCATTAGGAACATTAAATTTATATGGAATTATTGCCAATGAGGTTTCTGTGAGTTATACTGAGGTAGTTCCGTCACAGAACGCTAATTATGAAGCGGCATAACAAAAGGAAAGTAATATGGCTAGTACATTTGTAAATAATTTAAGACTTGAGGAAATGGCGACTGGAGAGCAGTCGGGTAACTGGGGTACAAAAACAAACACTAATTTAGAACTTATAGGTGAGGCATTAGGTTTTGGCACAGAGGCTATAACAACAAATGCAGATACTCATACTACGACAGTAGCAGATGCATCCACTGATCCTGGTAGAGCCATGTTTATAAAATATACTGGAACGTTAGATTCAGCTTGTACTATTACTATAGCACCTAATACTTTAAATAGGGTGCATATTATAGAAAATGGAACAAGTGGTTCACAAAATATAATTATATCACAAGGTTCTGGTGCAAATGTAACAATAGCACCTGGCACAGCAAAAGTTGTTTACTTAGATGGAGCAGGTTCTGGTGCAGCCGTTGTAGATGCTTTTGCACATTTAGCTGCTGTTGATTTAACTGTAGATGATGATTTAATAGTAAGTGATGATATTACTTTAAAGTCAGATAGTGCAGTTTTAGGGTTTGGTGCGGATACAGACACAACACTTACACACACAGACGGCACTGGACTTACTCTTAATAGTACAAATAAACTAACATTTGGTGACGCTGCAAGTTTTGTGCAACAATCTTCTGATGGTGTTTTAAGAATAGATGGTGAAGCGACGATTGACATGAACGCTTCTACTGCTGTCACAGTTAGTAATGATCTTAAATTAGATAGTGATGCAGCAGTATTAGGATTTGGTTCCGATAATGATGTAACGTTAACTCATGTTGCAGATACTGCTTTATTATTAAATGACGCAATCAAAATGACTTTTAGAGATAGTGCTTTATCTGTAAGTTCTAGCACAGATGGACAACTTGATGTAGATGCAGATACAGAGGTAGAAATTACTGCACCAACAATAGACTTGACTGCATCAACAAA